CAACTCAGCCGGCAGCACGCCGCGGCGGATCATCTCTTCGTAGTGAATGATGGCCATGGCGTTGAAGATCACGGCCGCCAGGTGATCTTCCGACCGGTCGCCCTGGTGATACTGCATCACGTGCCGGCGGAGAGAGGCGAAACACCGGCTGGCCGGGATACCCTGTTCCCAGTTGCGTTCGGAATACTTCACCGCTCCCGCGCGAAGCCATTCCCCTACCCGCTCTTCAGCAAACGGCGAGAAGAGGTCCGGCCGCGGCTTTTCCTCGGCCGCATCGCGGACGGCGCCGGTTGCGAACGATTGACGTTTCCCACTGTCGTGCATATTGGTCTTCCTTTCTCATTGGAATCCACCGCGAAAGAGCGAGAAGAAGCTACCTTCTTTTTTGTGTTCCTTCGCGGTAAATTATCTTCTTCATACCCTCACCCAAATCACTTCTTCCCAGTCGATCCGCCTCGGGTCATCGGCCGACAGCTTGGCTTCGTGCAACCGGCGAAAGAACGATTTCCGTTCGGTGGTCGTGACGATCGGCTCCCCGCCGAACAGGCTCGGATGTTCTTCGCGCTTGACCAGCCAACAGCGGGTTCGGTTGAAGACGTCGAAGCCGATGGAATCCAGAAGTTGGCACGTCAAGTCGCAAAGGGGCACGCGCCGCTTGTTCTTGACGTAATCCTTCACAACGATCGCGGCCACTCCGTACGGCTTTACCGCCAAGTGCAGTTGCCAATACACCGTCTCCATCGCTGTCCAGTAGGTTTCGCCGGAAGTGTTTCCGACTTGGCCGGTAGTCGTGCCGTAACTCTGCTTAAGATTCCTCATGCGACGATGGTAACCGTCGGGATTTTGTGTATCTGGCCCGCCGGCGTTAAGCGAAGACTCGTACGGTGGGCTCGTTACCGCGGCATCCAACTTGCCTTCCTTCATCGCCCCGATCTGGCCTTCACCCACGCCGTACCCGCCGTGACGTTGCGACTGGCCGAGCGATCCGCCGGCCGTTTTCCGCTTATTGCGACTTTGCTTGGCCGTTTCGGTTTCCTTGTGTTTTCCCTTCACCGATTCGGCATACGGCGGACTGCACACGACCGCATCGCATCCGCTGACAAGCCGCGAGAACTCGCGAGAATCGCCTTGCAGGATCATCGGCAGCGGATCGCCGGCCGCCTTCCACATCGGACGATGCTTCGCGAAGTTGCGGCGGGCCAACTCGACGAAGTGGTTTTCCAACTCGACGCCAACCCAGCGCAGGCCACGCGATGCCGCGACGATCCCGCCGGTCCCGACCCCGCCGAACGGATCGCCGATCGTGTTGCCCGGCTTCCAGTATCCCTGTTGGAGGCCGCAATCGATGATCCGCTCGATCTGCCCGCGGGCGAACTTCGCCGGGTGTGCGAACGCTTCGGGCGTAATCACACCCTTCCAACTGTCTTCGTAACAGTTGTGCCAATCGGTTGTTTCTGTCGTGCAGATCATCACGCCACCCCCACATCCTCGACCTCGAACAGCGCCGTCGCCGAAAGCCGCTTCCGGCCGTAGACCTTGCCGTGATAGTTGTAGCGGCCCTTCACGACGGCTACCTGTTCAACATGAAAGTAGTCGCGGTGCGTCCAGACGACCGACCAGCCGTGCTGCCAGTCCGGGGCGGTTACGTAGTCCGGATTAAGATCGCACAGACACCCGTTCTCCCAGGCCGCGTAGGTATCGGAAATATCGCGATGGTAAAACGCGCCCAGCCGATGCGTGTGGCCGTGGATCACGCAACAGCCGTACTTCTCGAAGTGGCCACGCGCGGAATACCCCGACCACTTGCGGGCCAATTGGCCGTGCGTGAACAGCAGCGACCCCACGCGATACGGCTTGTCGTGCTGCCGATAACGAATCTTCAGCGCCGCGAAGTCCAACAGCTTTTCCAGCCGCAACGCCCGCAACAGCGCCAAGGCCTTCGCCTCGGTCCGCAGGTAGTTCCGCAGCCGAAACTCGTGATTGCCTTCCGAGAAGATCAGCCGGGAACCCGGCGCCGCCTCACGCACCTGGCGAAGGAAATCCCGCGTGGCGTCGAGGTCCTGTTGCAAGTCCTCTTTCCGCGCCGGGTCCTTGGCAAACCGGCTGATCGAGTAGAAATCGGCAATGTCGCCCAGCAGGTGGATCGTCCCCGGTCGATGCTCGCGGATGAACGCCAGAAGCATTTTGCAGACGTGCTTGTCCTGAAACGGAACGTGCGTGTCGGAAAACACCACGCCCATACGACGGTCGACCGTTTTTCTGTTCTTGGCCATCAGAACGGTATCTCCTCTTCGGCAAGACCCATCGCAACCGCGATCGGGACCGGCTCCGGCTTCTCGCCCAGTTCGTAATTGATGATCGTGTCGAACCGCTCGCCGGCCACGCTGCGGACGGTAATCGCTTTCGTCTGGCAGAGGCCGCCGGCCGAAGCGATATCCACCGCCCGCTCGGCCGTCGGCGGAATCGGATCGTCCGACCGCTCCGACCACCACTTGACGAATTTTCGCCGGGCGAAGCCGTCGTGTTCGGGACAGACCCACTCGCACCGATAGTCGTGAAAGCCGACGTCGTAGTCGACGCGCATCGTTTTGGGCGAGTCTTCGTCGGCGCCGCGTTTCGTGTGGACCGAATAGAAGATGTCGCGGACGGTGTATTCGGTGTCGGTGACCTGGCCGGTGATAATCCCCGCCTCGCTGGCCTTTGCATCGTGTTTCGGTTCGTCCGAATTGGGAAACTCGTAGCCGCAGTCGGGGCAAACGCTGTATCCACAAGCAATCACCGACCGGCATTCGGGGCATTCCTTGGCCGGCCCTTCGCCCGCGCTGCCGCCGCCTCCACTCTTCGGTGTGCGAATCTGGATCGCGTCCACCGGGCCGTGTCGCAAGATGTTCCCGGCGAAGTCCAAGACGAGGCAGTTTTCCTTGCCCGGGAACAACCGAAAGCCGCGGCCGACCATCTGGTAGTAAAGCCCCGGCGAGTTGGTCGGTCGCAGAAGCACCACGCAATCGATATTCGGCGCGTCGAACCCGGTCGTCAGCACGTCGACGTTGACCAGATATTTCAGCGGCGGGCGAGAATCGTTGAACAGATTCGCCGGGACCTTTTCGCCCTTGAATCTGGCCAACGTCTCGGCACGTTCACCCGGGGGCGTATCGCCGCAGACGAACCCGCACTCAACGCCGTGCTTGTCTTGCAGCACCGATTGAATATGCCGGGCATGCGCGATACTGGAGGCGAAGATCAGGCAAGAGTTGCGATCGGCCGTCCGCTCGACGATCTCCCGGCAGGCCGCCTCGACCAGTTCGTCGGTGTCCATCAACTCTTCGACTTCGCTGCCGATGAACTCGCCGGCCCGAACGTGCAGGCCCGACGTGTCGACCTTCCGCACGCCGGCCTTCGTCACCAGCGGACAGATATACCCGTCGCGGATCAGTTCCTTCACGCCCACTTCGTAGCAGACCGCGTTCAACAGGTTGTCAGGACCGCAGAGCATTCCCGATTTCATGCGGTACGGCGTGGCTGTCAGGCCGATCAATCTTGCGCCGGGATTAACGATCTTCGCATCCGCCAGGAACTGCCGATACATCCCGTCGCCTTCCGCCGGAATAAGGTGGCAGTTGTGAACTAGAACGCCTTCGGCGAAGTAGTTTTCATTTCCTTCAACTTGGAGATTGTAGACTCGATCTTCGCAATGACTGCATTCATGTTGCGGAGAATGTCGTTGTTCGAGAACCTCAACGTGGTCCACCCTAACTGGGACAAGATGCGGTTGCGCCTCGCGTCTCGGGCCTGGGCCTCCAGTGTCTTGTGGCTGCCGCCGTCGATCTCGACGCACAGTTTTAGTCCGGCATGGGCCAGATCGGCCGAGTACCACGTGGCGTTTCCGTCGCGTTTGGGAAGGCCCGTCTTGATTACCATTTCGGGAGTCCACGCCGGGCCGAGCATCGCGAACAACTGTTTTTGCGGACGCGTCAGGCCCCTTCCCTTCCCGCCTTGAATTACCGGTTTGTGCCCCCTGTCCTTCATCGTTGCCGACACCTTCCCGCGGACGGATGGATCGCTCATCGGATTTAACCGTTTCATCCGAGTCGAAGACAGGGCTCCCCGGAAACGATGTGAGCATGCCTTGCTGCAAAACATTCGCTCTACTCTGGCGAACACTTTGAGCTGGTTGTTCGTTGGCTCGGGAATGTCGGCTCCGCATTCGTGGCACGTAAACCACTGCATTTTCCACAAGCGTATTCGCGGGGACATATGCGTCTCCGTTATAGAAGGGGTGATTCGGGGTCGACGTTAGTTGCCTGCCGTCTTCGAGGGTGATTCTTACCATGCGAGCGGGTTTGGGTCGCGATGAGACGGCAAGTACCGGCCGCGTTTCGATTTCTTGTGTTTTGTGATTGAACGACCGGACCATATCGCCTGCTTGAATCATCTCGATGGGCCGCCCGTCAACGGTTGTTCCCGCCGGAAAACATTCGTCAATTACGACCAGGTCGAAGGCGCCCAGATCGCAGGCCCGCTTGTAGACCGACTGGATGCCGCCGACGATCACCGGCTGCTCGGTGTCCCGCCGCTTCAGCCCGGCCGAATAAATCCCCACCGAAACTTCCGGACAGATCGCCCGCAGCTTGTCGGCCGCCTGTTCCAAGAGTTCCTTGACGTGAGCCAGAACGGCAACCCGACCGCCCCAGCGCGTAACCGCGTCCCGGCAGATCGTGGCCAGCACGGGCGTCTTGCCGCCGGCGGTCGGAATGACCACGCACGGGTTATCGTCGTGCTCGCGCAGGTAACGATACACCGCCTCGACGGCTTCGCTCTGGTAGGGTCGCAACTTCACGTTAGTTCCCCTTGGCGCTCGCTTCATCGAGACACAGGGCCCGCCGGGGATGCGGCCGCCCGTGTTGCATCTCTTGCCGCAGACGATGGGTCAGTTCGTCGAGCGGATTGCGAACCGGCGCGGTGGCGTGCGACTGTTCGCCGTCATCGATGTCGATGACGAACACGCCGGAAATAATCACTCTCATGTTCGGTTCCCTTCAAAACTTTCGATCTTGACGACCACCTGACCGCCCTTGACCGGCTCGTGTTTCTCGGCCGTCAGCTTCATGATCTGGTTGTCGTCGTGATACGCCCCGCCCTTTTCCAGCGCGTCGAACAGGGCCTTTAGAATGTTGTCCAAGTCATGCTTCCGCCGGTCGGGCGGAAATGCCTGGACGTCGACGGCCAGCGGGCCGGGAATCGGCTCCGCCCCGACCGCCGAGAGGATCGAGCAGACCTTCTCGCGGTACGCCCGACCCTTTCGGCTGATCTTCGTAACCGACCCGACGTGACGCCAGTAGTGGTTGACACTGGGCGGATACGGCAGTCGGAAACTAGCGATCACGTTACGACCGCTGCCAGGGCGGCGTACTCTCGGAGGCCTGCGGCGCCGCCTCGGCAGCCGCCGTCGCTTCCTTCCGCTTGTAACCCTTGATTTCGTTGCCGATCTCGCCGGTGTCCTCGCGCTTCTTGCACGCCACCTTGACCATAAGCGGCAAGTTGTGCAGTTCGACCGAGTCGCGCGGCTTCATCACGCCCACCGCGTGGCAGATCGCCGACAACTTGCGCTGTGCGATCTCCACCGTCACCGCGTTGGTGTGCTGAAGGCACAACTGATCCCAGAGCTTGCGGCCCTTGAACTCGCCTTCGATGATTTGGAAGGTGAGTTTCATGTAGTTGCCATTTCCCGACTTGACCGGCTTCATCTCGCTTTCGACGATTGCCGCCGGATACTCCCCGGTCGGAATTGGATTGAAGACCTCAGCCGGGTCTACTTCGTTGGCATCGAAGCCATTCATATCGACCATAACACGGTTCTCCTTTTGGCTCTAAAAGGGTTGGGGTTGCTGTTTTTTGAGACCTACTCGGCCTCTTCTTCTTTTGTGGACGTTCCGCCGCCGATAATCCCCGCATGAAGCGTCGGCCAGTCAAGTGGCAGTTCGGCAGGCAGTCCGTAGCGATTCGCCGCCACGCTGGATGGCCGGTTGACACATCGCAGAACGCGGTCGCCGCCGTTCTGGCCTAGCCCGTCCGCTATCGTGCGCTTGCGTCCGAACCCGGCGTCCTCGGTCTTGGTGATGATCTTCTGGGTCGCGAACAGCACGGCATCGCACCATTCGCAGAGCATGGCCGAAGCGTGCTTATTCAGACGCGGCGAATAGCGATCGTAGGCCGAAACGTCCGGGTCCTCGAATTTCTCCACCTTTGCATGGGCCGTGAGGATAACGGTCATGCCCCGCTCGTGGCGAAGGTAGGACAGGGCGTCTTTGATTTCCATCCATTCCTTCAGGGCGTGGGTGTAGCCTTTGCCAAAGCCATCGTCGACCTTTTCGATCTTACCCGAGTCCATGCCGAATCGTTCGCAGACGTGGTCCCAGATCAACCGCTCCAGCCAGTCTACCGAGTCGATTACCACCGTCTGAAAATCGTGCTGCTTGGTCGCTAGGTCCCGCAGCGCTTCGATCACTTCGGAATACTTCGTTGCCAGCGGAAATTGATCGCAGTCGATCTCACCCAAGCCGTCTTCGGTCGAGATGAAAATCGGCTTCGGCGCCGCGGCGGCGAGCAACGACTTGCCGATACCCTTGATACCGTATACCAGCAGCCGCGGCGGGCCGCCCTGCTTGCCGCTCTTGATTCGTTCCAACATGCGCATACTCTCCGTGTGTCTTGAAGTTCGTGGGGAAGGAAACTAGACGTAATCGAACACCCGAACCTCTTCGTAGTCGGTCGGCCAGGTGTACGTGTTCCGGCAGTAGGTCAGCCGCGCGATGGCGGCTTCGTTCTCGCGCTGGGCGTGGTTGAGAATCTCGGGGTCGACTTTCCAGACGCCGACTCGATACGGCTCTTTTTTCTCGGCGGCCACCAGCCACACCGGCACGACCTGGCCGACCACCAGGGCGTAAACCGCTCGGTAAAATGCCAACTGGTGCGCGTAGCCGTACCGCTTGGCGTCGGCGCCGAACCAGGTCAGATCGTCGCACGTCTTCAGGTCGACGATCCCGCGCGAGGCGAGCCAGTCGATGCGAATCTGGCACGGTACGCCGCGGTATTCCGCCCGGCAGACCTGCTCGGGCTTGCCTTCGGAAAAGAGCTTCTTGGCTTCGGCATGTTCATCGACGGCCGCGGCCATGTTCCAGATAAGCCGGTGTTGATCCTCGGTCAGCACCGGCTTGCCCTGGGCCTCGGCCCACTCGGCGAATTTCTTGGTCAAGCTGCCGTACGGCTTTCCCGTGCTGGGATTGACCGGCCCGCCGACGGCATACTTCGCGTTGAACGTCTCGACGCCTTCGAGGATCAGCGTGTGCCCCGCTTCGCCGATAAAAAAGGCTTCCGACTCTTTACGCGGAATCAGCCCGAGTTGTTTGCGATGGTAGAGTTTCGGGCAGCGGCGAAAATCCTTCAGTTGGCTCGACGACAGATATGTTTCGGTCTGCCCGTGATACTCATCGGCCGGTTCGCTGCACGGATAGCGGCTCTCCGGCTCCATCCCCGCTTCGGCGAACACGGTCCGTAACTCCGGCATTCGTGCCTCTTCATCGGCCGTTAGCGCCTGGCCGTCCATCAGCTTCGCCGCGATCATCCGCAGTTCCGGGTTGAGACGATCGAGGACGGTTTGAAAGTCCATCCGCAGGTCCGCTTGTTCGGTTGACCCGTCTTCAGCTTGGGTGGTCTGGTGCCACGAGTGTAATAGAGGATCACCGAGAATCTCTTGGCTGCCTTGTGGGCCCGCGATCCCAGTGTCTCCCATGTACAGTCCGGCAAAATTCGGTTCCCCGGCGGCCGGCTCTACCAAGGCGTCCAGCACATCCAGGTTGGACGCATCGGATTCGAGCATATCAGTTTCACGCATATCGATACCCTTCGTTTTGGTGAAAACGTGAATGGCTTGTCTTCGTCCTCATCAAGAGAGGTGTAAACGGCGTTTACGAGTTCGCGTATACGCCGTATACATACTCTTATTTCCATACAACTAACCGGTCACGCGTGCCTGGCCGGTAAGAAACGTATCTTCCGGAGCGTATGCTTTCCCTGAGATGGAGAGCCATGTCCGCAATGGGCGTCTTTTCGATCAATCTCAAGGACTTATCTAGCGTGCGTTTCAGTAGTATGCGGGCACCGTCCGGGGATCGGCGTTCATGAAAACGATACGTATGTGTTCTTAGATACTGCTGTACGGCAGGATCATCACTGTTCTTCAGTTGGCGAATGCCATCTTCGTCGAGAACGACGTCCTCACCAAATGGCACAATCGGGGCGCCCCTCGCGGCGTTTAACAGGGCAGTGACCGAAATGTCACGGTTGGGATAACGCACTAGCAGCGATAAATAAAACAGCCCTCGATATGGGTCCACGATGGTCGCACGCCCGTCCCAGTTTAGTTGCCACGAATCGCCGATCCGTGAAATGCTGGCCGAGATGGTTTGCATGATGTTCCCTTCGACTGCGGTTCCCTACTGCCACGCGACTTGCCCACCATCTAACTGCGGACGATAGGAAAACTCGCACCCGGATAGAATGGTGGCCTTTAGATGGTCGGCCATTTTGGGCAGACGTGAGCGGGAGATTTCCCTGACGGCCTTATCGATTGTCCGCTTGACGGGTACGCGGATACGATTCCGCAACGCAACATCCTGGCTTTCGGTCAGGAGTGGCGACCCGCTGGCGGCCAAAAACAAAACATCAGCCGGAAACGATTGGTTCGGCCGGTGAACCAGTAGCGAGAGATAAAACAGCCCACGGTATGGGCCTACGATATCTGTTTGTCCGTCCCAGTTCAGTTGCCATGAATCGCCGATCCGCGAAATGCTGGCCAAGATGGGGTGGGTGAGTGTGGTTTGCATGGTGTGTCCTTTCGGGGTTTGCTCGTAAGATTATGAAAGGCAACTCGATCCAAGTTTGGACAAACCGCCGCCACGAACCGCGCGACTACGATTCGCGGCGGTGGTCCCTCTTGCGATCCACCGTCACGAACCCGGGCCGATCCTCGAATTTCTCAAACCGCTCCATACCCCGCCGATCGTCCTCGGCCTCTCGCTTGCTGTCGTACGGGCCGCAGTCGGGCGCGTTGGGTACGTCGACGATCCACCAGCCGTCTTCGCGTTTCACGGATCGCATCAGTTGGCCTTCCGTAGTTTCATCGCCCGGAACACGATCGTCAGCGGAACGGTCGGAGAATTCGGGCTCCGCTTCGTCGTAGCGAGCAGCCCCATCGATTCCAGTTCGTCCCAGGTGGTCTGCTCGCGCTCAACCAGGCGATAGGCCGCCCGGTAGCAGCGGAAGCAAACGCCGCGCGTGTGTACCTTTCCGGTACATCCCTTGATCCGGCACTCTTGTTTGGTTTTCGGCATTGGTAAGTTCCTTTTGGTTGAGGTTGGTTGTCCGCGGGCGTGTCGCTCGCGTTGCGTTTAACCATACCAGCGATTTCGGAGAATTCGGGCCATTTAGAAAAGTGCACACGAAATAGCTCTCCAAGTCGCACGCCGGTCGCACGCGAATTTTTGCCAATACCGTCTTTGGCGGGGGTGCCAAGAAATGAGAAACGCCACGGCTTCATGCCGTAGCGTTTCCTTGCGGTGGCGAATGGCGCGCACCCAATGCGCCACCTGGAGCGCATCTTTATGCAGTGTCAAACGTTAACTGCTTACAAGAAAAACCTTTCGCACGCGAACTCGGGCCCCAAGTCGCACGCGAATCCACCCAATCCATTTGACTCGAAATCAGGTGCCGGCTTGCCGGTTGAGGGTTCGAGTCCCTTGCCCTCCGCTTTCTTATGCTCTTTGACAATCTATACTTAGAGCCCTTCGCTTATTCAGTGCCATCAGACGGCTTTTCCGGCGCGCCACCTGTGGCGCCACCTGAGTCGTCTTTGTGCCAGGCTCGGGCGGCGAGTTGCATGGCCTTGACGGGTGGATAATGCTTCTGCGTTACCTTCATATCCGAGTGGCCCAGAAACAGTTGGACTTCGTCGGTCGTGTAGCCGTATCGTTCGTGCAGCACGGCAGAACATCCCTTCCGCATATCATGGGCACTGGCACACTTGCCGCTTTCCGGATCGGTCACCAGGCCGAGCTTGCGGCCACAGTCCGAAATGATGTGGCCTAGCGTTGATTTGGCCATCTGGCCGGAACGACCGGCAACAGGAAAGACCGGCCCCCGCCTTATCGCCGACTCGCAAGCCAACTCCCAGAATTCGGGTAGAACGTAGCGATTTTCGTCGCGACGGGACTTTTCCCCGCTGAAACTGATCCAGATGACCGGAATGTCCCTGGAGCCGTCCAGCCACAAGTGGGAACCACGGTCCCAGGATAAACGACGGAGTTGGTCCAGCCGTAGGCCAGACCAGAAGAGCCCCCGCATGAATCTTTGGATGTGGATGTAGTCGCCAGGGCGCAATTCCCGAGTAGCCTCGCACATGGCGTCCAGATCAGCGAGCGAAATCGCGCCCCCTCGGCTTCGAGTGCTTCCCACGGCAATCGCCGGCACCCGGCCGATTAGCTCCAGGCGGTACGCCCAATTGAGCGCCGCACGAACATAGGACGAATAGCGGGCAACGCTCGTGTCGGACAAAGAACGGGCCTTTCGTAGCCGGTTCTGCCACCGTAGGATTCGCTTGGCATCGCACAGGTCGGCCAGCAGGCGGGGCCGCGGACGAAAGTATTCCTTGATCCACCGGCGGGTCGTGCTCCACATCTCGATGTGATCCGACGATAGGTTTGCCATGTGCTGGGAACCGTAGAGTTCGCAGAACTCATCCCAGGTCAATTCGGCTCGGCCTTCGTCGACGGCGCGGACCAAAGCTTCGGCTTGATCTTCCGCATCGGCTTTGCGCGTAAGACGCGTACGCTTCCAGCGACGGCCCGTGTCGGGATCGTCATAACGAATGACGTAGCCCCGCGCCGCCTTCGGCCGATAGACCGATATGCGAAATTCGTAGAACAGGTTAGCCTTCGTCTTCCTCCTTACTCTTGTCATGGTTTCCCTCCGCTTTGATGAGTTCCGACCACGTGGATCGCACGAGCGGTTGCGCATGCTTTTGAACCCACGTCTTCAGGTCCTCGCGAACGATAATGTGCTTGTTGCCGAACTTCGCTACCGGCGGGCCCAATACGACCTCATCAGTCTGCGGGTCACGAATCGGCGCCTTCGTCTTGGAGTTGCACGGATATAGGATGTGATCCTGAACCCAGGACTTCGACTGATTGAAAATAACCGGCAGCCATTCGACCAACAGGAAGTCGCACGGAATATTGAGGCCTACTTGCACCCTTTGGGGGGTGTCTTCAAACGGGTGTTTTCTGCGGGACATCGGTAATTCTCCGTCAAAACCGGTTGACAGACGCCACCGACACCGCTATCATTACGTACACTTGACGCGGGGCCGTCTGGCGGTCCTTTGCGTAACTGCTGTCCGGCAAGGGGTCACCAACCGCAACGCCGTTCAGCAACGAAAGTTAGCGGGGGTCGTTCAGGCGGCCCCCGTTTAGCTTAGGCACACATTCTCATACGCCCTCCCTTCTGCCCGATCTGGGCAAGCGGCGTTTCCTGGTACATGTAGAAGCTCTCATTGTAGAACCTATTCGTGATCCGAACGGATGGGGTGACGTACCCTCCCGTAGATATGTGTCGCCAGAAGGCGGCGGTGCGGTCAGGAAGACCGATTGAAGCCAGTGAAGCAGAGCTTCCTTGCATGGGTCCTGTCCATGTCTTGGATGCTTTGTGGAGGAACCCGGCCGGTGTTAGCGCACTGGTCGGGTTTTGTATGCGCTTGAGTGTACTCGGAATCGCCAGATTGGCAAGCCCGATCTCTCGGAAGAGGCCCCGTTTCATCGTGTTAATTTGGGTAAGTGCCCTGATCCACGGTGCGGCTCCGCCACAGCAAGGCACCGGCGGCACCCAGGCCGATTCGGTTGTAACGATGGCATAAAGTATACAGATGTATAGCATCCTGTCAACCCACGAAATTGCCACTTTGTGCTTTTTTGGCAAAAATTCGCGGGAGGGCCTTCGAGATGCTTGCCGCCTCTGTACCTGCAAGCTATGCTGACAGATTGAGGGGCAACCTTCTCGAAGGCTTGCCTCCCACCCGGACCCGCGTTCCTGCCAAGGGTTTGCGCGGGTCCACCTTTTTTCTTGCTCGGGCGATAGTATCTCCCTGTTTTTCTACGTCCTAGTAAGAGGCCCCGAAAATGAGGCCCCGGCGGGGCGGGTTAGAGACCCACGAAAGCTGCCGCCAAGAGGATGCTTCTTCTACTCTGCCCGTCGCGTCGAAACCTGGCGGCAAATTTCAGCGGGCCCCATGCCTACTGGTTTGCCGTCTGGACGTCCCCTTTTCCTGTTACCGTTATCGTGCCAAATCGCTAAGCGTTTGTCAAGTAGTTTTGTCTACCCTTTCATCGCAATCGCGACAATTCGTGAAAGTTTTTTCGTCGCGTTTTTCGGCACCGCCTGAAGGATAACCTGCCCTGGCAGCGAGCGTCTTGTCCGATTGTTTAGCGGCTACTAAGATTTCGGCAAAAAAGGATTGATAAGTGGCCCTCGAACTGGAATCACTGTTGAAGACTTCTCAGGCCGCCGGTCCGAAAGGCGCCGGCAGCCGGTCGGCATCCGGATCGGTGGCCAGGATAAGGTCGGCGCCGATCTGCCGTCAGCGCTTCGGTGGACCAGTAGATCTTCACCGCGTTGTTCGCCGGCGGATTGTGGCTGGCCGTAATAATGATACCGCAGTCGCAGTTCTTATAGTGTACGGCGAAGGGCAGCGCGGGCGTGCTGCGATAGCCGTCGAGAAAATAAACGGCAAACCCGGCCGCGGCCATGATCCGGTTGCACAGTTCGGCGAAGTGTCGGGGTTGATGGCGAGTGTCGTAGGCCACCGCGTAGAAAAAGCGACCGGCCCGGATTGACCAACTTGACGAAATCGGCCAGGCCCTGGGCACTTTCACCGATGGTGCGGTCGTTGATGGCGTTGGCACCGACCGGATACATCCGGCCGCGGCGCCCGCCGGTGCCGAAAGGCATGATCGCCCGATCCGCCGGCCGGACGACGGGCTCAATCTCGATATGGCCCACATGCGAATCGCGGGCGTCGGTATCTGACGGCCGGCCCGGGCTTATTTTTCTCAAGACGGTCTGTGGAAAATGAAAACCGCGGGCTCGTCTCTGTCTGCTTCCAAAAGAATTCTACAGAGAGATCGGCCAAATGCTTGCGGTTATTTTGGCCGCAAACTATGCTAAAGATGGCCAGGCTGGCCTGCGTAGCTGCTCGGCCGGTCTGTTCTCCTGGAACCCGCAACCCCCTGAGAAAGAGTTCGCGGGTTCCTTTTTTTCGCTGGCGCTTTTCTTCGCGGTGTTTGCAATTACGTATGTAGGGCTGTGCGCTGTCGGTATGCGCCGATGGCACTACATGCACGGCCTTAGCGCCGGCACGTAGCAGGGGCAGGCGGTGTCGGCGCGTCTTTTCCGCGGGGCGTCCTGGGCCTATTTCTCTCAAGACGCCCTGGGAAAAATAAAGGGGACGCGTGAACTACCGTCAACCCTTGCGTGGGGGCAACCGATTTCCGATAATCTCGGGTATGCAGCGGTATGCAGCGAAGTTCTACTTGCTCTGAAGTTCTTGGCGTTTGTTGGCAATCGCAAGTCTATTGAAGTTTCGCGGTCCCTAACAAGAAGCGGCAAAGATATGAACCGCCTAATTATCTTTGGGATCGGCGTAGTTTTCGTTTCACGCATCTGATAAGTGATGTGTTCGCAACTGAAGTCAAGAAGGTTGAAGGTCCGAAATGGATAGTGATGAAAAGACATTTCGTGTGATCGATTCGCTACAACAAGGGATCAAGGCCGTCGCCGACTTTGGCGTGCGCGGCGTCTTAGTGTATCTTGCGATAACAGCTTATTCTTTCACCTTCGCCTTTGAAAACTCCGGCCGCTTCAGAAGCGTAGTCTGTATCGGGAACATCATCGTCGGCATCTTTGCCACTGCGGGCTTCTTGTTTGTTGGAAAAACGCTGAACAAGAAACGAAAGCAACTTATTAATCTCTACGCTGACGTCGACGTCGACATCGGCTCTGACGTTTCCAAGACAAGCAGTCTGTCATGGACAACACTCTTTTGCGCGCTGCTTTCTGTCGTCGTGATCGTGCTATGGACCCTGGCGATATGGATACCTGGGCCCGATGGAGTGGAATAATTTATCGCGCCTTTGAGAAGTTCGATTCGTCTCGAAGCACTTACTCCATATAACGTTTAACAAATGGTTGGCGACAAGAACAGCGGCTATTGCTTGTAACGTCAGTTTGGGGAGCAACAGGAATCGAACTCATAGAGGCATGAAAAATGAGTCAGACTGCTTGTTCTCATTGCGGTGCCGGGGTGCTGTATGACGAACGATTGGCCGGCCAAGAGGTGGCCTGTCCGAATTGCGGCCGAACCTTCCCGATGATCCTGCTTCCCCAAGCGTCCGAAGTGGTTCCGGCAATCGAAACCGCTCCGAGCCAGCCGGCGTATTCGTCGCCCCTTTCCGACCGGCACGGCCGGCGCGCCCAATCCGTTCCCGGGGCGTACTGGTGCCTGCTGATTACCGTCGCGCTGATTTGCCTGGTGGCCGGGTATTTTGTTGGCCGCGAGCACCTGAAGCATCAAATTGCCAGCACGATGGTGGAAGTGGCAGAAGGGATTGCGAAAAGCTTCGAGGCGGAGTTCGATAGCATCCCGGAAACCGAATCGGCTAGCGAACCGGAAGATGATCCGTGGCGAAAACACATCCTTCGCGCGAAATACATTGGAGACGAGAAAGGCAGTATCAGCACAAGATTGAAATTCCGACTAACGAATATTTCCGGCAAGGACGTCGATGCGGCGAAGGGCAGTATTTACGTTCACGACCAATTCGGGGATCTTGTCGGAGGGGGCGGCCTAGGCATAACGCTGGAAGAGCCGTTGGCCAAAGGCAGCGCGGTCGTGAAAGAAGTGGTGTGGGGAACTGCCCACCACACCGCAATTCTCCGTGGCGGAAAATGCCGGATCGAATTCATAGCCACGGACGTCATATATTCCGATGGCAGCCGAGAGAAGTTTTGAGGGCAACGCCCGATGGTCAGACCAGCACGAACATCGGCGGCGATTGCGATCGGTTTCGCGACCGTTGCACTCTTTGCGGCCAACTTGCCGGCCGCTTCGCCGGCGTTCTCGGCGAAAGTCGAGCGTGTCGTCGACGGCGATGGGGTGATGGTGTCTATCGGCTCGCGTCGCTACGAAGTGCGGCTGAGCGGTATCGACGCGCCGGAGGCCGGCCAACCGCACGGTGAGAAGGCGACCGCCGCGCTAAGGACGATGGTGCTGGGCAAGACGGTCCGGATCGTGCCCCAGGGAAAGGACCGATACGGCCGCGGGTTGGGCGTGATCTGGATCGATGGCAAGTGCGTCAACGTCGAGATGGTCCGCCGGGGGCACGCCTGGTGGTTTCGGCGATACAGTCCCAACTCGAAGACACTGGCCGAAGCCGAGAAGGACGCCCGCGCGAACGGGCGGGGCCTGTGGGCCGCCGAGTCGCCGGTTTCGCCACGGCAGTGGCGGGCGGCCCACAGAAAAAAGACACCGGTAGTTGCGGGTGGCTACTGGTTGAATACGTCCAGCAACGTACGTCACAACTCCGGCTGCCGGTACTATCAGAAGACGAAAAAGGGCCGATCGTGCGGACCGGACGAAGGGCGGGCGTGTGGGATGTGTGGCGGGTGAGGTATCCAGCGGGGGTATTTGGCGATTTGAAGGGTACCGAAGACATTTGAGCACCCTGCCAACTTGGCAGGCTTAGACTCGCTAGATGCTTTCCTGGATTACCCTGCCCCCCAACATTTCCTTCCCAGGTCGTGTTTTGGCAGCCTCTGACTCGGCACGCGAATTGCTCAAGTTTCCAAAGTTGCAGACGTAAACGCAAAAAGAGGGTTTGTTATGAGGGCCATAGGTGTACGTGTCGAGAAAGATAAGGTCCACTGGTCCGTGGTAGAAGGAACGCCCGAACAGCCTGTTCTTGTGGCGGATGACAAGTTCAGTGCTCCAAAGACATATGATGTTTCTGCTCAACTCGCGTGGTACCGCAAGAGAGTTAGAACCCTAATCGAAGAGTACGCCGTTGATCATGTCGCGGTCCGTTACGCCGAGACTTTCCTGAGACACAAGCTGAAACCGAACGTCCTCGCGAGTATGTATGCTCGCGCCCGCATTGAAGGGGTTGTTGTCGAAGCGGCCGCTTCTCTGAATGTTCCGGTACTCACGGGGACACTTGGGACAATTTCGGCTGGACTGGGCTCTCGTCGCGCGAAGAGCTATCTTGAATCTGGCGAGATTCGTGGCATCGATCTCAATGGTAAGCCCACTAACCGGCGCGAAGCCATTCTGACAGCAGCCGCAGCCCTGGCTGGAGAAGAGGAGACGAAAGATGGACGTCAGGGGTGAAATCACCTACACGCGAATCAGAGAGATTGGCATGGGGCAAGGGCGAAATTCGCACGTGTTTCTCGCTCACGATCCGCAACTTGGTGGCCAGATTGCGGTCAAGGAGATCCCCAAGGACAACTTTCCAGATGTGGATGCGTTCTTCCACGAAGCCAAAACCATGTATCGGGTGGCTCATGAAAATGTCGTGCCAATCAAGTGCGCGTTCCAGACGCCGGATAAAATCTGCCTTGCGATGGAGTACTTCGAGAAGGGTTCACTACGTGACCTTACGGCAGCGAATCCCATCCAGCCGAAAGAGGTAATCCGTATTGGTCAAGACATGCTGTCTGGACTTTCGAGTATTCACATAAATCGCTTCATCCATTTTGACGTGAAGCCGTCCAACATATTGTTCTCTGTGAACGGGCATGCGATGGTCGCAGACTTTGGCCAAACTCGGGCGATTGGACCGACGGGGGTGACTCAACGCCCACCGATGTACGTCGATTCAATCCCACCAGAGTGCTTTGATGGCGCAGGTATCGTCCAGTCGGATGTCTACCAGGCGGGCTTGACGCTCTATCGTGCCGTCAACGGTGATAAATGTTTCGATGCTCAGCGTCCAAACTCTCCAACGGAACGAGAAGAGCGCACAATCGCGGGCACTTTTCCACAGCGAAACCGTTTTCTGCCTCACGTACCGAGGCGATTGCGAACCGTCATTCGTAAGGCGATGGCAGTAAATCCAAGTGACCGCTACCAAAGCGCGGTAGAATTCGCCGAGGAGCTTGGAAGGGTAGAATTCACCAGAGACTGGGAAGTCCGCACCTTCTCAGATGGTGAAGTCTCTTGGCGGTCAGAACACCTCAGCGTGGCCACCCTGGTTGTAGACCTGAAGCACGCCGGCGGACGACGCTGGAATGTCGAGATTTTTTCGGATAACAGTGGGAGACGCAGGTATCGCACTGCCGATTGGCGTGCAAATGTAACGCTCACGGAAGCGAATCGTTACCTTAAGAGCCTTTTTGCTGAATTGGGATAGCAACTAAATAGTGGCCATCCTGCCGGTTTTCAACTAGGCCGACTTGCCTCCTCACAGCTTCAAGACGATCCGAAAGGCATCCGCAGCAAAACGGATTCTCTCGATATGACGCCGGGGACACCACATCAGTCAGATCGGTTTCACAGTGAAGACAGCGCCTTACGATACTGAGAATGCTTGCCATTTTGTAGCGACCTCCTACCACGATTGTATACAGTACCCGCACGCGTGTACACTACGAGGAGTTGACGATACCATTTTAGTTTAGCGATTTTTCCTGTGAAAGCTAAAGAGCAGTATGTTATCGGCTGTCGGCGACACCTTCTTAATACTGTCTTGGACTACCCAAAAACCTGAGCATGCGAAAAATATAGGTGTCCGATCTCCCGGGGACAGTAGCCCTCGGGGGGGGCTAGGTAAACGATGGTTGTGCTTCTTTTCTGCCCTACCACTTCCACTCCGGACACCCCTCCGTCTCCATCCTGATCTTCTTAGCCAACGGTAGCCGCTTTTTGTTCTTGCAGCCGGCGCACTTTTGACAGCGGTCGCCGCGGTTGAATTCGCAGGGTCCGCACAGTTCGTTGGCGATGAACTCGATGTCGCCGGCGCCCCGGACCGGGAAACCGGCTCGCGTCCAGCGGGCCAAGGCCTGCGCGAAGTAGGGCACGTCGACGGGAAAAATCCTCAGACGTTCGGCGGCCTCGGCCAGGTCGGGCGAATTGGAACAGTTGCGGCGGGGCGGCCTTTCCGCCTGAAGCGGATAGACCCAATCGCATTGCGGACAGGTCCAACGATCGGCGATGAGTTCTAGCGGACAATCCATCTTTTCAAAGCTGAAAGCTGGTCAGAGGGAGGTTACTGTGACGGTGGCGCCGGAGTAGTCGCAGCCCAGGCCGGACTGGGAAACGTACGGCACGTCGACGTTGGTGAGGTTATCGCACGCGATCTCCGCGCCGTACGTCTTGCGGAAGAGAGCGGTGCCGTATACAGGATAACCGCCGCTGCCGGTGAGCATGATCTTGACCTCCAGCTTATAGTCGGTGACAAATTCGGCCGTGACGAGAAGATCGGCGTTGGAATACTGCCGGCACTCGGGATCGGCCAGTAGGTAACTGTAGCCGCAATTCTGGCCCGGGAAATCGGTCGCGCCGTCGGGGTCGAGAACAAACGTATCGTTGCGGCCGGAACAGTCTTCACCCTCGGGACATTTGCCCGCGTCGGCCACTCCCGAGACGACCACCTGTAACTGATCGGACATCACGCCGTTGATGCAGTAGAGACACGCGCCGCAGTTGCACGGGTAGCCTGGCATTTGGTGCCTCCGTCACGAACACTCGACTTGCAGGGCCCGCCACGTGGTGCCGCCGGCCCAAATCGCCATCGCCGTATCGCCCGCTTTGCCGCGCCAGCCGAACGTATTGCTGACGGTAATGTTGCTGCCCGGGTCCTGGCGGACGATGAGCCCGTTTTGCGGACTCAGCACGGTAACGTTGGTAAGCGAAAACGCGCCCGCGGCGGTGGTGAAATCCGAAACGATCTCGCCCTGGATGATCTCCGCGGGCGGCGTCAGGTCGATGATCGCCAGCTTGTCCAGTTCGTGCCCGTCGCGCAGCGGCATGGCCAGACCGCGGGAGCCCTGATTGTGCGGCGATGAGTATTGGTTTTTGCCGCGACCCTGATACTTCGCCCCGGTGGAGGCGCCGGAATAGCCGAACGGATCGTAAACCTCGAACGTGCAACCGGTTTGCACGGCACCGAATTCGTCGACCAGGTAGGCTTCCGGATCGTCGCTGCCGGGATAGATCGCGTCTTTCAACTCGAAGCGGATGGGCCAGGGGGCGAGTGTGCCGAGCCGTACGACGGCCCATTTTTCGCCAGTCCCCGACTGCTTCCAGAGGATTTCGGCGGCGCCGTACCAACCGCTGCGGAGTTTGCTGCCGGAGTCGTACTTATCGGCCGCGTCGGCGTGCGTGTGGCCCGCGTAGCCGACGTCGATCTTGGCCGGCGTGATTCCGGAGATGCAGGCCCGGCCGAATTTGCCGGCCGGAATCGGTTCCTGAGCGATGACCCAGCGGCCGATGTGGGCGTTGTCGTCGATCCCCTTGCACTTGGGCACCGGCCGGTTCTTGAACTCGATCAGATTATCGGTAGGCGAGATGACCATCGAATCTTCGATACGCATGGCCTCGAAGCGTTCGATGTCGAACACGTCGTCATTCTTGACCAGCACGATCCCCGGCTGCCGCGTCTCGCGCAGCGGCCGGGCGCCGCCGCCCTGCTGGCGCATCTTGAAGTCCCGGGCGGCGTCGACAAACGTATTGAACGTCTCGGCCGTCATTCGGAACGGATCGCCGGGTTTTACCTTCTCCATCGATCAGGTCCCTATGCCCAGTTCGGAAAAATCGCCGTCCTCGTAGACCTTCTCGACGTAGGCGGCCAGTGGCTTCTTCACCATCCGCTTTGCCGTGGCGTCGTCGCTGTCTTCGTAGCGGACCCAGAGATACTCCCAGCCCTTTTTGTCGATCCCCGTGATGTCGCCGATCGTCAGGCTGGTGACGTTCGGACTGGCGGCGAAGCGAAACGTGATCTCGTGGTCGTCTTTTCCCCGCTTCGATCCGGACGCGCCCTGGAAGAGCACTTCGCCGGCAGCGAAACCGCGAAAGGTGCCGTCGTTCACCCGGCCGGTCAAGTTGAACAGCTTCGCCTTGTAGGCCTGCGTAACCGCGTCGTTGGCAATGAAATGGGTCTCGGTCCAGTTGTAGACCGGCGTAACGACGTCCACGCCCTCGACGCTGTCGGTGGTCACGCCGATGGCGCCCTTGAAATCGGGGGCCGTCTTGCCCGGCGGGGCCTTTTTCTGGATCGTCTCGATACTCTGGGTGATATGCTGAGTACCGCCGCCGGTGTCGAACGAGTAGGAAGAATCGCCCGTCTCGGGCGGTTTCTCGGTGCCGTACGGAACGACGCCTTCCCAGAGATTATCGCCGACCTGGGATATCGAGTAGCTCTGGCGGAACAGCCCGTCGTAAGTCAGCGGGGACGCGGCGGCCAGATGAAACTTCGCCAAGAGGTCGTCGTTCGTGCCGTAGATGTTATACAGCAATTCGATCGACGGATTCTCCGCGCTCTCCGTCGAACTTCGCGAACCGAACTTTTCGGCAACAACCGGCATGCTTTTCTACACCTTCCTTGCGTTCTCTGCGTTCTTTCGCGGTCGATTCATCCCCGTTACGTAACGGCCGCGCGAACAAAGGTCGGCGCGTCGCTCTTCATCCCCTTCTTCAGCAGCGCGCGGGTATTCTTGGCCGTCTCTTCGGTGGCCTTAGCGATCCGTTCTTCCGATCCGCGAGCGCCAAGACTACGCGCCGCCATGGCGTTGAAGGTGCCGCGGACCGTGGCAGGTACCAGGCCGCTATTGACTCGCGCGTAATACTCCGGCGTGCCCTCTTCGGGCATCTTGCGCTTCCCGCCCTTGACACCCTTTTCCTGGGCCTCGGCAACCGCCTTCTGCCACTCGCGTTTGGCCTCATTGAACTTCCGCTCGGCCTGGGCCGCTTCCTTGTCGCTTTCCTTGTCCAATTCGAGCAGTGCCGCGTCGCGAGTATCTTCGATGATCCTTACTTGCTTCTCGCGCTGACTTGCTATGGACGCGATCTCCTTCTCGTCGGCCTCTTCGCGTTCGCGCTGTTCCTTGTGAAACGTGCGGTCGCGTTGCGACATCATTTCGGCGATTTTCGCATCGGACGTACCCTTGATCTTCTCGGCGATGTAGGTCCAGCCTTTTGCGATCAGATGCTTCGCTTTCTCCCACAGACCGATGACCGTATTGATCGTCTTGGCCCAGGCGGTCCGCACCTTGGCCGACGACTCCACCCAAATCTTGCGAATACCAGCCCACGTGTTCGTGAACACTTGGGCCGTGGTGAACTTGAACTTGACCCACATGCGCTTCAGAACAGCGAGCCCCTTTTGCCAAATCATTTTCAGTGCCGACCACAGGACCCGGGCGGCCAAGCCGATGTCGCCTTTTGCCAGGGCCGAACCGATGGCGCCCAGCGTCTTGGTAAATACACCCTTGAGCCAGCCGAACTTTTCCGATAGCCAATCGATGGCCTTGCCGCCGGCACCGGAGAAGTAGAGGATGGCCCCGGCCGCGGCGGTAACCGCGGCGATGACCAGACCGACGGGCGAACAAATAGCACCGAGTACCGTGCCGATAACGCCCAAAACCGTACCGGCGACGGAAACGGCGGTGGCCAGGGCGCCGAAGATTGCGCCCACCCCGGAGATGACCGCCCCGACGGCGACGATCGCCACACCGACCCCCGTTACCACGGCCGCCACCTTCAGGGCGGTAACGATCAACTGGCCGTTTTCCTTGATCCAATCGATGATCGGCCGGATGTTCTGAGTGATCTTGTCGGCCAGACTGGTCAGCGCCGGCGCCAGTGCCGAGCCGATCTGTATCCCGGCCATCTTCAGGGAGTTTTTCAGCTTCGTCCAGGAATCGGTGAGCACGGCGGCCTTCTGGGCGTCTTCGGTGCTCATCACCAGGCCCAGTTTGCGAGCCTCTTCCATCATCGCACTGAGGCCGCCGGCGCCGTCTTTGAGCATCGGCAGAAGCTTGGTGCCGGCGCGGCCGAAGATAACCTGAGCCAGGGCGGCCTTCTTGGTGTGGTCCGTCATCTTCGACAGCGCGGTTACCGACTCCATGAAGAGTTGCTCGGTCTGCTTGAGCCGGCCGTCGGCGCCCTTCGCTTCCACGCCGAGTTCCTGAAAGGCCTCGACGGCGGTCGACAGGCCCCGCTCGGCATCGTAGGCCGTGCGCTGCAAACGCTTGATCCCGCTCTCCAGCGAGTCGATGTCGGTGCCGCCGAGTTGGGCGGCGTGGGAAAGGGCCGACAGAAACTCGACAGAAGCGCCCACGCGGCCGCTCATCTTGTCCAGGGCGTCCCCGGCCGTCATGAACTGGTGGACGGCGGCCAGCAGGGGTGCCATTAAACCGGCACCGGCGGCCATCATCTTCAGGCCCATGCCGCGGACCGCACCGCCAAAGGCTCGCAAGCGGCGCTGAGCCCCCTTCAAACCGCGAATCAGGGCCGAATTGTCGGCGTACACCTTCACCATCGCGGCGCCGGCGTTGATCTTTTTCCCCATCGAATTACCTCACGTCGAAGATCGCACGCTGTTGGTCCACATACCGGGCAGTTTGGGAAGCTCTTCTTCCAGGGAGGGCCCCATGTAGGGGCGGGGCTCGATCTCTACCGTTTCGCCGTTGGGCAATCGCGTCGTTCCGCCGTGTTCCAAAACGCCCGGAATATCCCCCTTGGCCCGCAATGTGGCCGGCCCGATGGTTTCCGAGCGTTCGGCCGGGCTGTACCAAAAGAGAATCTTGTCTCTCAGCAGGCCGGTAATGCTTCGCGGCGGTTCTCCAGGCTTCGACGAAGCCAGCGGGCGCTTCGGTTTCGGCCCCTTTCCCTGCTTGAATCGCCGTTGAGCCCGGCGGTAGCGAATCATCTCCTCGGGCGAAAGTTCGTCGACCTTCTTTTGCCGGGCTCGTCTGATTTTCTTCTTGGCCGTACGGCGGACGAAGGCACCGAAGCGGCTCAGCACTTGCCGAGTTTGCCGGTCGGTCTGGCCGATTACCTTCTGTTTGTCGAAGAACCATTGGACCTCGAACAGGCCGCGTCGCGACTTTCCACCGAACGATCCTCCGCCGCCCAACATGCGGCTGACGTTGAGTCGCTTGGAGATCCCCATGCTACTTCCCCACGAACGCCTCGCGCATCAGGCCGACGTTGCTCTTGTCGATCACGATCCCTTCCGGCTGTTTCGCCTTCCGGTGGTACGGATGATGATCCGCCGGCCGGACCGGGCGAGACTTTTCCGGGTCGCGATGACAATTCTCCAACATGGCCAGGACGGACGCTGTTCGGTCCCACTCGGCTTCGTTGCGACCGCGAGCCATCCAGACCAGTTCGCGAAGCGTTAGCGGCCCGGGGTCGACGCCGACGATGCCGGCGAGTTCCCAGATGAGTCGCCAGGCTCGCTGAGCAGGGCCTTCAACTGGCGATCCAGTTCCGGACTCTCTAACCGCGTCTCCGCCATCTCGATCCCGGCCGTCTCCAGTTCCTTCAGCTTCTGAAGCGCCTTCTGAATCACTCGGCGCTTCCGGCCGGGGAAAAAATCCGAGAGGGCCTCCAAAAAGGCATTGGTGGCGTGCTCGATGGCATCGCCGGCCATCGCGGAGCCGAAATCTTCGTCGCCGATCCCCTTCGCCTCTACTTCCGATTCGCAGAGGCAGTAGATCACGTCGCACAGCAGGACCGGATCGGTCACCAGCCGGCCGAGCAGATCGGCCTTGTCGTCGAGGATTGACAGCAGGTCGATATCCAGCAAGTCGCGGCACCGCTTGATGGTGGCCGTGTTGACGGCGATCGTCCAGGTCCGGCCGGCGTTGTCGGTAAACGTTTTCATGGTCTGATTATCCCTCTACGGGTAAGCTTGTAAAAAACTCGCCCTTGATGCGCGTCGCCGCCGTGGCGGGAGAGGCGCGGCGAGTGTGTTGGTTACACGCTAACGACGCACCATTCGGTGAAACTGTGCAACTTGGCGGTAACCGAAATCGTCGCTTCGTCGCCGAGCGGTTCTTCGCGGGGGAAGTCGATGATGGCGAAATCGCCCATCGGACCTTCCGAACCGGCCGCGTCGTTGGCACCGGTCAGTGCCGCCAGGCAAATCATGGTGCCTGCCAAATAGGCCGCCTTGATCGCCGTGTAGGCCGCATCGCTGGTGTCGACCGGAATATCGAAGTCGATACTGAGCGTCTTGCGGGTCTGCGCGGACGCCTCCCAGCCGCCGTTGGCGCGGGTGCCCACTTCGGCCTCGCCGGCCCCCAGGTTGAGCTTCACGTCCTTAGCCTTTTCAAGCTCGGTCAGGTTGCCTACGGCCGATTCGCCGGCCGTGCCGTAATAGAGCTTGCAATCTTTGCCCATCAAAAAAGCACCCACAATTGTTCCCTTTCATGTTCAATTTCGTGATGATGATTTCGCCGCCGGCGGGAAGCTGCTATTCCGCGGCCGTAGCGAGTTGGTTCAGCAGGTCGGCCACGCGGTCCTTTGCCGCGGTCAAGCGCGTGATCCGCCGCGACATACTCTCGACGGCCTTGCCGACCAGGTTGTCGATCGTCGGCTGATCGCCGCCGGCAAGCTTCCCCCGCTCGACCTCCAAGGCGTCGGCACGCTCGCGAGTGGCCTGGACGCGGTTTTGCAGGCGATCGGCCGTCTGCAAAACCAGGTCGGCAACCGCCTCGGCATCGCCGGCGTTGAGTTGCGCCTTGGCCGCGGCCACCGCGTCGATGTCGGCCTGCTGTTTGTCCGCCAGGGCCTGCAAGTCGTCTTGCCGCAAGATGCGATCGCCGGGGGCCAAGACGACCTTTTCGCCGTTGAGGGTCGCGATCTCGAAGTCTGCCATTTGATTGGCTCCTATGTTTGTTTCGTGAAAGCGAAGTGAATTACACCGACACCTTGACGTTGACGTGCAGGTTGTTGCTGCCGTCGAACGTCAGCTTGTCGGTCTGCGCGCGAATGGTTTGCAACTCGCTGTAGATGTTGGTCAGCGGACCGGAAAGCGAACCGGACAGATACTGCACCAATTCGTAAAGCCGGCCGGAACTGGTGGTACTGTCCAACAGGTCTTCGATGGTGGTTAGCGGTCCGGAGGAATTACCGGCGAGGTATTGCTCCATGTTGTAGAGCGGCCCGGAACTGGTAGTGCCGTCCAACACGTCTTCCATACCGACCAGCGGACCGACGGAACTGCCGGACAGATATTGCACCAATTCGTAGAGCGGACCATAACTGTCCGAGCCGTCCAGCAAGTCTTCCATATTGGACAGCGGACCGGACATCGAGCCGGAAAGATACTGCACCAATTCGTAGAGCCAACCGGAAGTACTACTGGACAAGTACCCGCTGATGTCGGTCAACAGACCGTCTAGATCGCCGAGCGTGGCATCTGAGCCGGGCTCGCCGGCGATGCCCTCCACGATGGCCTCGACGTCGGCCAGAATGATGTCCGCACTGATCGCTCCGCCGGAACCGGTAGCGCCGTAACCCATTACCAGGTACCTCCAATCAGGGTGATCTTGTCGCCGGGCGTGCCTTTGACCTCGATCGCGGCCAGGTCGACCCGGTAAAAGGTGTGCCACTCGCCGGGTAACCACGGCACGTCGCTGCCGTCGTCGCCTTTGAAGATCGCGTTGCCGGCGTTCGTCGGCAGACAATTGACGGTCATCGATACGACCGTCTGCTCGGTGGCAAGCGGCTGGTAGGTATCGGTGAGCGTGATCTCCCGCATGATTACGTTATTCATGTGTCCCTCGCTACTCTTCTTGCTGAGCCTCCAAGACGGCAATGCGGGCCTCGTGATCGGTGTGACAAGCCCACAGTTGCTGATTGGACTGGGTCGCTCCGCCGATCTTTTCGACCAGGCCCGCCAGTTGGGCGGCGATCTCCGCCAGCTTGGCGTGGACCATGAACATCCACGAACCTAGCGCCAAGCCGACGGTCACCACCACCCCGATCACGATGCCCCAGATACCGGCGTTCATTTCTTTGCCTTTCGGGCGGGAAGGTCCGGCTCGACGTCGGCTGCGCCGTGGACGCGATCCTTCAGGGCGTCGATCTTGTCGCTGACTCGATCGACCGCCCGGTGAAGCAGCGACTCATCGCCCCCAACGCGACGGCCGATCCGGCGGGAGACGAACCAGCAGCCCGCGGCGATCGCCGCCGCCAGCGGTCCGGAGATTCCCAAGGCACCGCTAAGCAGTTTTCCGGTGGTCAGGCCCAGCGCACCGCTGCCGAGTTTTTCCTTAGCCAAGTCCTTGGCATACGCCCGGGCAATCTCGCGTTTACTCGCATCTTCACCGAGTTCCTTCTTGACCTTGTCGATGCGGGCCTCGAAGCGAGCGTGCAACGTTTTCCGATCGCCGATCAGTTTACTCACCGCCTGGCGAAGCTTGCTGCTTTCCTCTTTCGCCTCCGCGACTTGCTTCTTAACCTCTTCGGCCGCCGGGCCTTCTGCTTTCTGCTTTCCGCTTTCTGCTTTCCCTCGCATCTCGATCAGCAATTCGGCGATCTTGTCCTGCCCTTCGCCGATGCGGTCCAACTTGGCACCCAACGGGCTGAGATCGATCGTGGTCGACGTCGACGGCTTCGGCAGCGTAGGCCAGGTACTTTCGAGCCGGCCGATACGTTGATTCTGCCCTTGGTTTTGCCGGTCCTGTCGATACCGATACGGCGAGATACGCGGGGGAATCGGGCACTGTCCGCCCGGGCATTGGGTCGGGGCCGTGAGTTTTGAGCTTTGAGCATTGAGCTTTTTGCTTTGGCCGAAAGCCGCATACAACCCCTGAAGCGACGTGGCGATGCCGTACGAATCGGCCACCTCACGTCTGGCCCGCAAGAGGCCGACGATCGCGGTGCCATCGGCGTTGAATACGGCCGAGCCGGATCGTCCGTTAGCCGGCGTGGGAGTGAAACAGAGGTCCGATTCGACGTAGCCCAGAGCGTGGCCCTTCCAGCCGGTCGACCAGGCACCTTTGGCACAGCCGACCGAAGTCAAGGTTTCGCCCTGCTTCACCACGTAGTCGCGCGGGGCGATGGGAATCACCTTCGGCAACACGCCCCCGAAAGCGGTCTCCGGTATGACGACCAGGGCCGCGTCGGCAGACGGCGCTCGGCGGGTGACCCTTCCGGTGATCGGCTGTGATCTGTGGCCGTCTCGCCAGAACTCGCACTGCACGGTGGGCGCGTTTTCCACCACGTGGACGCAAGTCAAAATGTGAACGTAGCCGCCGGACCGCTCGAATACGCATCCGGTTCCCCGGCCGCCGTCTCCGGCAGTGATTCGGCAGGTGGCGTCGATACAGTCGGCCATCGCGCCGCGGGCCTGTCCGGCCGCCCAGATGGTCAGGCCGATCACCACGGCCAGCGCGAAGAACCAGTAGGTCAGGAACAGCTTGGTCGAACGTTTCATGTTACATCTCCGAATTGAAAAGGGGGAATGGTTTTTTGTCGAATGCAAAAACGGTTTTCGATTGCTCGTTACGTCGGCAGTTCCTTCACGAAGGCAGTCACGCACAATCCTTGTGCCTGCGTTCCCGTCGAACCGCTCACCGCCGCCACCAGCCGCATAATGTCGCCGTCGGCAAACGAAGCCGAAGCGAGCGTGCCGGTCACGGGTACTTTGTTCGTCTCGCCGGAGTCGATCGTGATTACGCTCGTCAACACGGTCGACCAGGACCCGCCGCCGCTCGATTTCTGGATGTCGATGGTTACCTGCTTGTCGCCGCCGGCCGGTACGCTCTCGGCCACCGCCTCGACGGAAACGAGCGAGCCGGCACTGCGAAAGACGTGGAGAATTACGGTGTCGGCGACAACGTCGGAGCCGTCGGATTGCGCGTAGCGGAGAGGAAACTGATGCTGAATGTTCTCTGCCAAGAGAACTTCCTTGATCGCGTCGTTGCCGACGGAGTTGTCCGGGGCAACGGACTCTTTGCAAGTGAGTTTGCCGCGAACGTTGACGTCGCCGGAGAAATCTACTAAGCCATCACTCACGATCTATCCTCACTTCAGCCGCACGGGCTTCTGGGAAATGCCGCGTCGCAACAGCGCGCGGCAAAGGGCGTTGGGGTTCCACTTGCTGGCGTTGGCCGTGTAAAAGGCCTCGATATGGTCCAGGGCCACCGCGGCGAACTCGCTGCAAAACAGGCTGGTGAGGTCCTGTCCCAAGAAAAACTTCTCGAACCAGCCGAAGCCGGCGCCGCGACTGCGAAAGGCCCCGATGCGGTCGTAGGACGTGCCGAGGTTCGACATGCAGAACTCGGTCAGGTCGACCGATTGCTCGGCGCTGATCGACCGCCGCCGCGGGTAGTGCCAGACCTTGCCGCGATAGGCCTCCACTCGCGGCCAAATCTCGTGACACTGCACGCCCTCGACGATCTCGCCCTGAAGCAGGCAGGGCTCGTTATAGAGCGACGTCGACTCGAAGAGGACTGGACGGCCATCGTCGGGATGCGCGGCCACGAGGGCCACGTGGGATAGACCCCACAGCGGAAGGCCCCAGGTGCCGCCGTTGATGATCCAGCCGGTCCACTCGGACGAAGAGAATCCGACCACGTCGCCCGGGCGAAGCGGCGAATCGCAACGCAGCGCGGCTTTCGTCAGCCGGCCGTGTCCGGCGAGCCTTTGCAGAAGATCACTACTCATCGCACCACCCTGTAAGTAAGAGTCAACACGCTGGTAAACACGCGATCCTCGCGAAGATGATCGGGAACGAAGATCGGCTCGTTGCCGGTCTCCACCCAGACGGCCAGCCGAAAACCTTCGGTATCCGTCAACACCCGGCCGTTGAGGGCGGCGAACACTTCATCCACCAGGCCCATCATCGTGTCGGCCTCCGCATCCGTTTCCGCTCGCTTCTGTATGCCGATGTCGATGGCGATATCCTGCTGATAGCCGGATCGATCGGCGGCGGCCGTAACGCGGCCCTTCGGAACCACGGTCACCCGCAGCGTCTTGTACTGCGATAGCTTCCGCTCCGGGTTGTAGGTTCGCTCGGCCGTGAACTGTTCACTAAACTGGCCCGCGTTGAGGGCACGGACCACCGCGTCGGCTACTTCGATTACGATGCTTTCGCTCACAGTTCGACCTCGTCGATGTTTTTGGTGTGAATGCGAAGCGTCTTTCGCCGCGAATCGCTGTAGCGGAAACAGGGCTCGTTCTGGCCGGGGGCCGCCACCTCGTAAGTGACTTCCGTGCCGTCGATGACTTCCACGACCTGGTCGCCGGAGACGGGCAACGTGCGTTCGTCGTCGAGGATCAGGTCCTCGGTGCGGATCAGATAATCGCGGGTCTCCACCCGGATGCTGCCGCCGAAACCGTCATGCACGTCGTGTTCGCTGCTACCCACCGTGGCCGAAACCTCGACCGAGGCGCCGCCACGCCAATACGTGACGGCGTCGGTCAGGTGCTCATGCCGTTGTTCGGTGAGCCAATCAGCCGCATTCGCGAGCATGTTCATGACGGGGAAGGTCTCTTACGCGGCGTTCGTCGGGATGTAGCGGATCACCAGGCTGAAGGCCGGAAGGTCGGCCGTGGTGCCCTGCGTCACGTCGAGCGTGACGTGTTCGCCGGCCGCAAGAACCTTGTGGGTCGCATCGGGCGTACCCAAGTCCTCGTAGTCGCCGTCGGGCGGCTGGTTCGCCGTGTCGTACGTCTTGGTGAGGATCGTGTTGGCCGCATCGTCCTTCAGCGCCAGCACGGCCGTGTTGGCATCGTCGACGCCGGCCGGCGATCCCTGGGTGAGGATGCCCACCGAAACGATGGTCACCGCCCGCGGGTGGACGAAGATCGGACGCGCGGCGATGTCGCCATCGGCCGCCAGGTCCTCGACGGGAACGATTACCGACTGCTCGGCGTGCGCGTCGTCGAGGGTTGCCGAGTTGCCGTTGGAAACGACGTCGCCGGTGAGCGCGGGAAGGGATTGCAGGACGATCCGCACCGTCTCGGCACTCTCGGCCGCGCCCGCGATGGCCACACCACAGTACTTGCCGTCGGCGGCCGTCTTCGTGACCGCACCGCTGCCGGCCGTACCACCTACCGGATCGCCGTCGTCATCCCAAAAGACTTCGTCACCGGCACTGATCGCACCGGTCACCTTGGGAAAGTCGAACACGCCGACAATCGCCAGGGCGCCCAGCGCGTTGGCCGCGATGTCCAACTTGGCCACGCCGATCAGGTCGCCTTGCACGACCACGTCGCCGGCCGAGACGGCCGAACCGGGCGTATGATCGATCGACTTGCCTTCTTGCACGAAATGAACACTCACGTTTATGCTCCTTCTGTTTGAGACTTGTTTGGTTCTAGCGCCTTACGCTGCACGAAATCGATGGGGCGGTACGTGTGCCTCCCGCCCCATCGAGAGAATTCTGCCTTTTGGCTTACGATTCGCCCTTCATCTTCAGGGCACCGCGGTAGTCTTGCTCGCGAACACCGAAGTCGATATAGCCGCGATACTGGACGCCCAGCGTGTTGAAGTCGGCGTCGGCTCGCTCAACGGTCGGGCGGTCGACGCCACCGAGGAACGCGACTTCGATCGCCGGCAGACGGTTCGGATCGGCCAGGAGATGCCACGCCTTGTTGCTCGCACCCGGGAATGTGGTATTGCTGGGATAGGCCGAAGAGACGACTTCAAACTTTCCGGCGTGCGGATTGTTGGCCGGCTTTGCCTTGTTTGCCGTAGTGGTTTCGTTCACCTGCAGCGCGGTCATGAGTTGTTCGGCCGGAACCTTCAATGCCGTGGGCACCAACAGCAATCTCGCGGGCACGCCCAAGGGGCGCCCGTTGGGCTTGGTCTGCTCGGCAAACGCCACCTCGGCCATGGTTAGGCCGTCGATCGTCAGGGCGGTGTCGGCGCCGGCGAGGTAGTTGTTGTGATCGGCGTGAAAGAACTTCAGGCCGTCACTCTGCACGGGATTGGAGAGAAACAATCCCCAGACGGCGTCGGCGATCGCCTCGGCTGCCCCCATGCCGATTCGGCGCGGAATCTCGGTCAAGGCGCCCAGATCATCATTGATAATCATCTGCCGAGTCAGGGCGAACATGATCCCGTGCGTGTCGACCTTTTGCCCGAACTGCTGCTCGCCAACCTTTCCATGCTTCAGTTCGCCGTCGGGGCCGACCTTCTGAAACACGAAATTGTCCGTCATGCGATACCGGCTGTGTTCCTTGAAGTCGTTGACCGAAGCGATCTTGCAGATTCGCCGCCAGGCGTCTTCGACGTAGTTGTAACCCTCCAGCAGAGATTTGTTGGCCACATTCGCCAGAATGTTCGGCAAGCTCGTAGTGCTGAATGCCGCCCTCAACCAGCCGGTCGCATCTCGACGATACCGCGGCAAGCGCTCCCCGCTGGCCAACTCGCAGAATTCTTGCAGATCGACGCCCCGGAGCTTGTCGGCCGCTTCGAGCGTCTGTTCGGAGTATGACGCCTCAAGTGTGGCGGTCGTAACGCCCGAAGCCGACAGCGCAACCACCTCGAAGACTTGCGGTCCGAAGGTGTCGGCCGGAACGTGCACGGCCGGTGCCGAGGGACGCGACTCTTGAATCGCAGCACGCACTTCCCTGGCGCAGCGATCTTCATCCCATTTCTCTTCGAGAGCTTGAGCCCTAATGTCCGGATGTTCCGAACAGAGTTGGTCAATCACGAGGAACCGCTTTCGCGCTCTTTCCTCCCCCTCCGCCCTGATGGCCTCGACGTCGACTTGACCCGCACCACTCGCTTCGAGCTTCTCGGGAGTGTCCGTAACGTTCGACTTCTTGTCGGCGGAAGCTTCCTTCTTGTCTTCGTTCGCTTTGGGCATGTTCTGTTTCTCCTCTTCGGGTGATTGGGCGGACACGACGGCCCTGGCGTCACTGTCCGCACCGTTATCGACAAAACTGATTTCTTTCAGGGTCATCCGGCGAACCACGTGCAACGGTCCTTCGAACGACTGGCCGTTGACCTCGATGTTCCGGCCGGCCGACACGAACTCGGCCTTGATTACCGGGCCGCCGATACTGGCCCGCCACGGGAACCCGTTGCTTCCGCTGCGGGCCACGTCGCGTGCCCACGAGGTGTCACGGCTGATGAGGCCTTCCGCGACAAGCTTTCCGCCACGGGCCTCGATTCGCGTCGTGTGGCCGACACCTTGGCTCGGCTTGTGATCCAACCGGATCGGGACCGACTGGTCGGGAACGTCCAGGCCGCCCAAGTCGACTACCACCGCGTGAGGAAAACCGGCCAGGCGCATCGCGCCGCCCGAATAGGCAACCATCGAAAACCGCGGCAGTTCCTTTTCGCCGGCAGCCGCTTCGATGGTCGGCACGGCGGAGAACTCGACGAATTCAGGCGACTTGACGCTGTTGGGCATCTTGTTTTTCCTTTTCGGAGTTTGGCGGAACCGATTCTTTCGCTTCGAGCCCCAGTTCCCTCATGAGTTTCTTTTCCTTCGCTCGCTGGCAAAGTTGGGTCTCCCAGTCCTTGCCCTGCCGGCCATACTCATCGGCAAGCGTGGTCGTGTTGTTCTCCAACCGCGTTGCCTGGGCGTTGGCCTCTTTAGCCGGGTCGACGTGTTCCATCCCGTCCCAAAACCACTGGTGAGGCAGCGGCACTCGCGGCCCCCGAAGAAAAGCCAACTCCTCGAAGGTTGCCGCTTCCTCGATCCATGCCGCCAGGATGCGGTCCGCCACCGCTTGGCCCATGTGCGATTGCGTGATCCGAAGGCTCTTGTAGTAGGTCTGTTTATCGAGGCGCCCACTGGCGTAATTGTGCCGGCTCGAATCGCCCGTGATGACGTTGATCGGCACCTGCAAGCAGCGGCCGATTTCGCCTAGAATTTCGCGCTTGAACTCGGTGTACGTAGTGGCCGGCTGTTCGGCCTTGATCTGGCCGAGTTTCCAGCCGTCGGGCAGCGTGGTCGCCATCCGCTTTTCGAGTTCGATCACATCGAGCGGATCGACCGAAGCTATCTCATCGCCAGCCGGAGCGTCCGTGTAAAGCACTGCCGCGAAGTCGGCCGCCGTTTCGGCCGCACCCAACACGGCCAGCGTGTAGCGGCGAAGTTGAGCGAACAGCGG